GGCTTTCTACATGCTTAGCCCCTCTTGGTTTTCGAGCAAAGGCAGGCGAGTGGCGGCCAACCCAAGCCTTATCCCCTTAAATTTTGCCAGCGGAACGGTGGATATAAGTTATACATATCATCTAACACATAAGGTTGTCGTGTTTGTACAGATGATAATGTACCGGTTGAAAAGTTTTGTTGTTCTTTGTTTTTGTTTTCTTTAGTAGCACTTGTATAATCTTAACAGCTTCAATGCTAAAAGTTGCAAGATGGACGCGCAGGTGCGTCCTTTTAAATAGGATAGTATATGTATAAAGCCCGTAGCGCCTCTCCTGCTGAGACTTAGAACTCAATAGCTTAATACATATACTAAACTCCCTTTTAACGTTCTGGGAATTGAACGGTGTCCTCTTAGGCTAGACACACTCCGTCGTACGTTGTATAATCAAACTGCCCGTTATTGTACAGCCCTAATAAATAGTTGTAATCGAGCTGTAAATGTTTATATTTTTGGGGGACAACTGCAAACAATTCCCGAACTTTTTCTTCATAATTCGGGTATAAGAAGCTCTCTCTTTGAAACACTCCAATTTTGTCTCGCATTACCTGCTCTATATCTTTTGTGCTGTCAACCCAACTCAGACTTGAATATAATGAGCTTTCATCTAACACCCCAACATATCGACCCAATCTATAATTGAACACTATCCTTCTTTTAAGAAACGTTAAAGTATCAAGATGATCAAATGGCTCGGTGACATCTTTTTTCATGCTGTCAGTAAGGTCTAAACCCAGTTTAGTGTAAGACTCTTTTAACGTCAAAGCATTGCATTGTTGCTTCACCTTGTCATGGACTGCCAACAAGATATCATCTCCCATAATATAAGTGTTCACATTATTTTTATAGTCGTAAAATTGATCGTCTGGTCTTTGCTGTTTATACCATATAGCTAAATAAGCTTTTTGAACTAAACTATTAAACAAGGTTGTGATGTAGCATCCTGAAGGGAGGGAATGAGTTGTAACATATACATCGTCATTAACTGCGACAGGAGTATTACATAGCGAAGCAAGTAACGTGTGTAGAATAAGATAATCATCTGATTTTTCATCCAATCCCGACATATCCATTAAAAAATCTGCAATTAAAATCTGTATTTGGGCAACCATCTTCTTGTCCCAAAACTTTACGTCTGACGCTATCAAGTTTCTGCCTTGACATCCTAACGCTATTTTGTGAAATTCATAATATGGATTAAAAGACAACATAATCCCGTGCTGCCATTTATTATTAATGTTCTTACTAATAAACCCGCCTAATAATCTCTTAAGCTCGTAATTCACAAACATATTAAGTACCCTGAAGGTGCGTGGAAATTTATTTTTACTAAATGCCCTGGTCTCTATCTTAATGGCTTCTTTTGCTACTATGTCTTCATAGTCTAAGGTATGGCTTAAAATTTTCTTCCTCAGCTTGCTCAACTCCTCATGTCCCAACGGTGTGAGCTCACCTCTCTCAAAATCTATATATAAATTGCGATCGTTTTCAAGAAACACTCCCGTAGCAGTGTCATTAGTCATACCTGCCAATACATTAGTGCCTTTAATAACTTCTTTATCGCTTAGGGGTTGCCCATCAAACTTTTGGAAATCAAAGTACACCCAGGATACCGCTTCTCTAGCCAACTTATCTGGTACGTATTCAACATGGTCTAACGCTTCTTTGAATGAATCTTTCACGGTATGTGGCCCATTAATGATTGGGTCTACAGGTTCCTTCATGTTTGGCAACAAACCATATAATTCAGATTTGACAATTGTGTTTTTCTTGGGATTAGAACAATGAAAGTTAGCTTCTAACTTTATTCCACTTTTAACTAGTTTATCACCAACATCATACTTGGAAACATTAAGCATATCGTTTAGCAAACTAACTATCAGTTCCTTCCGCTTACCACTCATTATAATCGCTGCCCCTTCATTTTCAATTTCGCCGCCCGCGACATGTATGCCCATAAAACCACATTCCTCACTATAA